AATCGGAAAATCAAGTTTCGATTGGGTCATTTCCATTTGGAGTGTTGTTAATTTTGTATTAGATTCAGTAATAAAACTAAAAGCATCATTTATTTGATGAATAATACCCATAATTGCCGTAGAAGCAATTATCCAAACTGGAAAACGCTCGAATGCGATTTTTAACGTTTCTCCAAGTGTCATAGAAGATTTATTTACTAAATCTAAACCCCTAGATGCTGATTCTGCTTTCATCATTCCAAATTCTTTATTTAAAGATTGCATTCTATAAGATAGATCTTGTGTTGTAGGAGTTAAGTTTTTAACTTTATCTGTCCAAGTATTTAATTGTTTTTCATCAAATAATCCAGTATATCTATCTTTAAATTTAACTACATCAATATTTGCTTGAGATTGAAACAATTTTAATGATTGAGTAGTTTTTTTAATTGTATCATCACTTGTAGTTAATGTTTGTTTAAAATTACTGCCTTTAGTAGAAAAGTTTTCTACTATTTGTGCAGTTTTACCTAAAGCTACATTATAATCTGAAACTGTTTTAACTAAATCACCATTAATTAAAACATCGGATTGTTTAGATAATGCTCCTACTATAGTGGGAGTATAACCGCTTGTTCCAGTTGAAGCAGATCCAGAAGTTGTAACAGCAGCTTTTACATTTAAATTTGCTTTATTTAATTCATTTTGTACTCCTTGTATTTGAGCATTTAATGAACCCTTATTGAAATAAGTTGTAATTTCTGTATTAATTGGTCTTTGCTTTATATATTGACTCATTTCAGATAATGTACTATTTAAATCTTTCTTTGTCCAAGTAAAACCTATATTTGCTGTTATTTTATCTTTTGTATATGCTTTAACTTGTTTAATAACTTCATCCATATTAGTTTTAGTTGGAATTTCTAAAATAAGCCTTATTCCTTCACCCAATAATAAATCACCTCACTCTATAAAAACTAATATCTCCATTTACTTGTAAGTTTTTTAACTTCTATTCTAGCAATATTGCCTATATATTTTTCTAAATCACTTTTAATTCTTTTCATTGCTGCTTCTATATAATGATACCCTGGATATTGGTGTAGTCTTTTTGGTGCCATTTTAGTTTTATGATGATGTCCTTCATTTGTTAATAAAGAAACGTCAACGGGTATTCCTTGGGTTTTACCAAATAAACTTGTATGATTCATCAAATCTTCATTAAAAAAAATATCAAAAGTAATTATATTACCTTTTATCTGAATGGGAGTAGAATCTATAGAATTTAATAGTTCGTATGTCCATTCATATAATTCTGGCTGTGTAGAATAAACAGTTGCTTCTAATTCCTGTTTTAAATCTTCAATCGCTAACTGCTTCATTTTTTCTAATTTAAACATTAGTTGAGAAGTTAACATCTTAATAAATTTATCACTATCTATAGCTAATACTATAGTTATCACCACCAATAAAAAACACCCCTAAAGGTGTTGTAAAATTTATAAATCTATATTTCTTGTGGATAATCTGGTATTTTTTCAATTTGATAATTTTTATTTAAATCCAATTTCTTTTTTAGTTTATCTACAAAACGTTGTACAGCTTGAGTATAACCACAATTACTATATATAATAAAATACAAAATATTATGATTATTATCTTTATCAATATAAATTATTTTTAAATATCTTATTGTATCTTGGATTTCTTTTCTACCTAACCCACTCAAACCTCCAACAACTGCTCCAATTGGGCCAGCAATAATTCCTCCAACTATTGATCTACCAATAGTACTTTTGTCTTCATATCGCATATTAGTTTCTTCTTTAATAAAAATATCTTTAATACGATCTAATGGAAGAATAAGATTTTTATTTATAGTAAGTTTTTCTTCATATAAATTTAAAGTAACATTTTCTTTTTCCTTAAAATAACTTAAACCACTTAAATAAGAAACATCTATTGAATCTAATAATTTTTCTCTATTCATAAAACCACCTCCTTTTAATTATTATACTGTAAAAAGGAGGGAATAGTAAAGATTAATTATATAAATACATCCTTATAGGAAAATTATTTCTTGCTATTTATTTGTAGCAATAGTATAATATTGTCATAAATTCCGATAAGAAAGGAGGTTGTATATATTGAAATATTTTGTAAAAAATTTAAAAATCCATAAGTATCCAGTACCTTCTAATTGCAAAGTAAAACACACAGGAGAACCATTACACAATACAATACCAACAGGATATGAAAAATGTGATGATTGTTTTAATTTACCAAGATGAATTATCTTAACCCCGTTATAATAAAACGGGGTTTTTATTTCAACAAATTTATAAACGCATTAAAAAACTCTAAATTTTTAAACCAAAATGTATATCTAACATATATTTGATCTTTCTTTATTTCTTCAAAACGTTTAATTACATCTTTACAATAAATAAATATTTCTTTTATAATTATACTTTCAAACCAATTAATTTTATCTTCTGTAATCATCACCGATAAATAACCGTTGTCAGGATGACCTTGACAACATTGAGTTGTACAAATATAAGGGAGAGAATTAATAATATTTATGTAATTTTTAATATCTTTATCTATTTGAACTTCATTACTATTTATATCTTTTAAATAATTATTTTTTATATCTTCATTTAGATATAATAATTGAATATAGAACACTCCTTAATTTTATTCAAATGCATCATCTAAATCATTACTACTACTATTATTACTCAAATAAAAAATAAAAAACCTCTGAGAGAGGAAAGGATTTGAGTTCATGAGGATAGATTATTTTATAGTTTAAGTTGTTTTCTTTAAGAAGTTTTATTTTATCATTTAAATCTTTTCTATACTTCACCCTAACTTTTGTATCTTTTTTCTGTTTAGTATAATCTAATATTCCAGCAATTTCTACATACCACATAATATTATTTATATTAAATATATAATCACAATCTTTATTTCCTTTATAGTTAGTAATAAAAGTTTTATACTTTATATTTCTTAAATAATCTATATTATGAATAAATCCTTTATCTCGTAAATATTTAGAAAACATATATTCCCACTGACTTGTTGTATTTTCACCATCATCAAAAGAATAATTCATACCCATACCAGATTCATTAGGTATAAATCCAATAGATTTGATATATTCCCCAACTGTCATATTATAATGTCTTTTAAAATATCTACTATATGCCTGATGATTTAAACACCCTTCACAATTATCTATATCTTCTAAACTTATATTTTTTATACCCTTAGTCTCATATATAAAATTACATAATTCTTTAATATCACATTCTAATTCTTCTAATGTCTTATGTCTTTCTTGCATATTTTCTTGAGTTATTGGTAATTGTAATTCTTTTAACATATTATTAAAATTACCCCAATGATGTTTTATTATACCTAAACCAATTTCATTATCTTTATCATGAAATCTAAAATCGTCTTGTTTTAATGGTCTTTTTAATTCATTATACTTTTTTAATATTTCTTTAATAGTATAATCTTTTGGAACAAAATATCTTGGTTTATATCCAAGATAGAATAAAAATGAATTATAATCTACAACACTTTTATCAGAACAATTTTTTATAAACCATCTGCTGTCAGGTATATCATCAAATAATTTTGTTTTACCAACTAATTCTCTAAATTTTAAAGGTCTTCCTATTTCATTACTTTTATCTATAAATAATTGACAATATATATTATATTCATTATTATTATATTTAGATATTGCCACACAACATCAACTCCCTATATAGTTTAAACTCCTAAAAATAAAACAAAAAGAGGCACAAAAGGGGAGTTGATCCTTTGGATGTTTGCAAATCATCCTGTGCCTCTAAAAAATAATATTTTATATTATAATTATATAAAACTATATTTCGTATTTATCTTTTTCGCTTTTAATCTTATCTTTATTTTCTGTCAAGTAGAATTTTTTAGTCACGTCCAATCCACGGTGGTTAAGCAAACCAGATACAGTCTCAATCTTCATTCCTGCCTGAAACAGTAGGTTGGAACCACTATGTCTTAAGTCATGGCAATGTAATTGTGGTTCATTTATTATCTTACCAATTTTCTTTATCCAATTTTTCTGCATCACAGATTTTTCTACTTTAACCCATTCACCTTTAAATTTTGTTATAAATAGATATTCATTTTTAATATCACTTTCTTTACGATAATCCAACCATTTTGAAATTAATTGTTTACATTTTTCAGAAAAGAATAGTGTAACTTCGTAACCTTCTTTTTCTTTTACATTTTCTATAATTCTATTCTCCAAATCAATTTGATTAATATTAATATTAGCAAGCGCATTTACCCTTGCCATACATGATAACCCTAAACAAAAAAACAATTGCAATTGTAAATGATAATTTTCTTTTAATTTATCTTCAATTAATTTAACTTGTTCTTTAGTCAAATAAGTCTGTTTTACAATATATTTCCCATGATCTGCTTGAGGTCTTTCAAGATAATCAAGAGGATTTTCTTTAATTTTTCTTTTCTTTTTATAATAAACATACATAGATGAAATACAACTTAATCTTCTTGCTAATCTTTTATTTTTATTACCTAAAAAATTAGTACAAAAAGCAATATAGTCTTCTATAATTTCAGCCATACTTTCAGCTTCTATATCAAATACAAATTTATTCTCATAACTATTTAATATAAAAATGAAGAACTGATTAATATCACTTTTGTAGCTTTCCTTTGTTGTATCACTAAGTTTCATATTCTTACCAATTAAATATTTATTCCATAACTCAGCATTTTTTGGATTAATCTGTGCTACTTTTGCTGGCGTAGATATTATTACTTTTTTACCACCCAAAAATCTTTCACCTCAAATTTCACCTTCAATTATCTCTGTTTTACTCTGTTTTTCTTCCATTTACTCACTCATACATTACTAAAAACTATCATAAATTCCCTGTTTCATTACATGCACCCTAAACCATCGTAAATCCACTAAAATACAACACATTCGCGTAGATGTTAGAACTAGAAGTGTTATAACCCATCACATTACTATCAGTTAATTCATTTATTGCTTTTATTTCACCTAACCTTATATCCTGATAAGTAGTACTATACGATGACAAACTAAACTGATTATGATTCAAATAAGACTCGATTTTATTTGAAAGGGCAGAAGAATTAATTGCATTGTTTGATAATGTATAAATATACATTTGAATTGCTTTTTTCTTTACCCCATTGTATCCATCTGTTGCATAAGTCTTTAAATTGTTTACTGATGGATTTAATACAAGAATATAATTACAATCAATATTACTACCAGAAATCCTTTTATTATCTACATAAATAGAGTCAGTACTACCTATTGTTAATAATAAATTTCCTGCTGTATTTGCTTTAGTATTTATCGTTAAATCAAAAACTTGTGCTTGCGAAGAAGAACCAACAGTTGTTACGTTTACTGTTCCTGAAGCTCCGGTACGTAAAATATTAAAAGTAGGGGATGGTTCTACACCAGTATTTTGACTAGTTACAATAATTTTATTACTTGCTGAAGTAGAAACAGCAGAAGTATATCTATAAATACCATTAACTACATCATTCAATTGAGCATTAATAGCAGAATTTATTTTACTAGCAATTGAACTAATTGTTTCAGTAGTACCATTCGTGATAGGTACTAATACAGAAGAATGAAATTGACTTTGTAAAGTACGATAAATTCTTTCTTGACTTTTAACTAAATAACTATCACTATATATTATTTCATATCACCACACTTTAAACTTTCTTTCCAACAATTTTCACCTTCTCTGGATACGCGAACTTTCCCATAAAAAACACAACTTCATAAGTACCCATATCAGGTATTAAATTTATAGGATCGTCAGTATTATAGTAAAGTATAAATCTAACGCTATCTTTAACTTCTTGTGTCATTGCATTAAAATCAACTTTGTCTTCATAAACCCAAAATAAAACTTTTGTACCAGCAGGTATTGTATTAATTACTACAGAAATATCGCTCAAAGTCGTGTATTTGAATTCCTGTATCGAGACTAATATTTTTTTAGTCTGATAGACACTACTTTCATCAGTCCAAGTTATTAACATTGGAGTTTTACATGCATCTACTAGTGCAGAATGGTTTTGTGAAAACAATTCTAACATAATCGAATCATCCAAATATTTTTATCACCTCACAAAATAGGGTAGGGGAGTAGTGTTACTATTTATCTTTTCCATCCTTATTCCTATCTTTTTCCATTTTAGCATATATACTATTTTGATGCTCTCCATCTAATGAAAATTCTACAAAACATAAATTAACATAAATACTTTCTTCTTCTGATAATCTATTAAATAAAACTTTCATTGTAAATTCAGGACTCCAAAAATTACGTTGTGCCGTTCTCAAAAGAACACCATTATGCTTAATACCATATTCAAAACTTTGATTATCTCTTGTTTTCCCTCTATTTTTATCTAATTCGTCTAGTTCGGCCTGTAATTTTTTAAACTTTTCTTCCAATTCATTTTTCTCTTTTTCATCTTTACATACTTTAAGTTTATCTCTTAAAATTTTTATCTGTCTTTCAATTCTTTCAACTTGAGTTTTATACTTTTTATTTTCATTATCTATAATTTTCTTTTCAAATACATTAGCAGATAAAAGTTGTCGCATCATTTTTTTCTTTTTTTCTTCTAATAGAACAAACTTTTGATTGATAATATCATTTATCAATTTATCTATCTCAATAAATATATCAGTTCCTAAATTATGTAATAATTCAATTGCTTCATCGTCATCTTCGGGAAAGTCCATATATCTACCAAACAAACGGATCATATATATCATTCTTAATAATTTCATATTTTTATTATAATTTATATTTTCAACATCATCTTTATCTAATAGAGGATCGCCTTTATCATCAAACAATGGCATATTAGTTTTTTCATCTGATAATATTTTTACTTCTCTATCTTTAAACTTCTCTAATATATTTAAATATTCTTCTCTATCCCATTTAGTAGTAAAAAATCCCCATACTTCATTTTGTATAAGTACAGGGATTTCAACTGACAAATCTTTTATTTCTTGTAAAGTTACCTGTTTAAGAGGTAGGGGAGTCTGTTTCTTCTGTTGTGATATTGTTGTTTTCTTGTGTTTCATCTATTATTTTCACTTCACTTTGCTGATTCATTTGTTCGGCAAAATCATTTAATATTTTAATTCTATCTAGCAACTTTTCAAGTACAAATTCTTTTATTGTAATATTTATTTGAGATACAACATCTTCAGAAGAATTATTTAAGATATCTACAATTTCCTGATTAGTCATGTCTGAAAAATCACTAATATTCCCTTTTACCATTCTTTTCAATAAAAAAGCAATAATATTTACATCATTAATTGTACCAATAACCGTATTTGTTTTTTCTTTATTTTCATCACTATTTATTTGAATATGATCTATGAACATACCAAAAAATTCATTAAAATCTGCTGCTCCAAGTTCTTCAATTTTAAATAATTCTTCTTCTTTATATAAAACGGCTTTTTTCTCTTTATATTCTAATAGATTTTTCCAAGACTTAGATTTCATCTGCTGAACTTTATTAACTTTGGTTTTAGACAAAAATTACCAATCCTCCATAAAATTATATTTGAGTAAAACGTAGCATTTGGAAGTATAAGCGAGTAAAACGAAGTTTGTTTTTTACAAAATGGATAATGAAATGAATCTTTCGTTACTTATAACTCGCTTCGTAAGTTTTTTCTTGCATTTATTTTATCAATTACTAATTGTGGCAAATCTGCTTCCGTTATTGTTTTATTTATTATTAATATATCAATAATATCTTCTATTACTCTTATCATTCCTATATCTGTAATAGAGAGTTCTTTTTTTGCTAATTCTTGTAAAGTTGGTTTATTTGCTTCTGCAACAAGTGCTTCCCATTCTTCTATAGTCACTTCTTTTATTTCTAAATCTTCTTCTTTGCAACCATTTTTTAAAGCATCGAGTATAAATGCTTTGGGACAAACAGAATTTGAATATATTAATTTATCAGTTTCTTTTTCTAAACAAACGTACATAAATACCTCCTATTTATAAAACATAAAATATAGTGTTGCTGTGCCTGTTGGCGAACCTTCTTTTGTCCATATTAGTGTACATCCATCTGTCGCCATTGCAGCAGTTGCATAAGCATCATTACCTGCTGTACCTTGCAAATAAATTAAAGCTCCAGACCTTGACCAAGAACCAACAGTTACAGCATAGTTATTATTCATACATCCATGATTAGCACCATCACTAAAACCATCTGAACCATAATCAGTACCAGATACAATCGCTATACATCTTACTGCTCTTGGCGTAAACCCTGCACCAGTTATGTTTTGTGTGCCGGAGTCAGTTGCAATATCATAGGTTGTGGCAACTACCTTATAACCACCAGCGGTAACAATTCCGTCCCCATCAATACTTAAACCTGTGCCAATTCCAGTATGTCCTATTGCTCCAGTAGTTGCTTTGGTAGTAATATGTGTATCAATTTGAGCATGGGTATTTGTTCCAATATTAGTTAATTTGGTATGATCTAATAATCCACCTGTAGCATTAGTAGTATGCGTATGAGTCATGTTTGTATAATCAGAAATAGTAGGAGCAGTACTTAAATCAATTGTAAGATTACCAGTAGAACCATCTCCACTTGTAACTACGATTTTTCCACTTGTGCCAGTTATAATACGTTTTGCAAATGTATCTGTAGTAGTTTCAACTAATATTCCAGCAGTTGAATCTAAAGCAGCAAGAGCAGTTAAAGTTGCGTCTAAAGGCTGAGAAATATTTAATTGCGTCTCTACTACAACCATAGCATCCTGTAAGTCATTCAAATCACTCGCACTATTTTGATCTCCATAACTCAAATATGTTACATATGCTGTAGCTCCACCATTGGAAGAAAAAGTTAAATAATTTCGCCAATTTGAAGTAGAGTCGGTTCCAAATGTGGCAGAAGAAGTATAATCAGTACCAGAACCATCAGCATTTTGTGTACAAGTCCATCCTGGGTTCACAACATTATCATGTAAAAAATAGAACCTTGTCACCGAATCTGCCACGATAGTTATTTGATCAGAAACACAAGATGTACCGCTAAGATTTCTATCAATTTTTGTTACATACGAATCAACCGTAGTTGGGTAAACATAGGATGTTGCCAATAAACACCACCACCATATATTATATTAATGTCTTATGAATTAACTCCAAATACCATTTGCAATAAATTTAAAATTTATATATTCTTTATTTTTCCATTCAATATTCTTATTTGTAAATTTAATTCCTGTAATTGTTTCACTATGTTGGCTGACAAAATCTTCATCATAAAAATTAATTATAATCGTAATATCACTATCACCAAACCATGTTAATATTTTATTATTTGTAGCATCTATTAACATAGAATCAATATTTAAAGTACATTTTTTGTCAGTTATAATACTAGTATTTGTATTTTTAAATCTTCGTTTTTCTTTATAAGTTTGTTCAAAACTTGCTACACCTGAACAATATGGCACTTCGTAGTAATCGTAACTAGTACTTCCTTTTCTAATTTGTACTTGTGTATAATCACCTAATACTAAATTCATTTATTCACCTCAATCTATCAACCACCCAATTCCAGATATTTTCTCTTTCACAGGAGAATCTTCAGAAGTATCTAAATTAAAATCGTCCAATTCACAATTACATAAAATATAATTAAAATTTTCTTTATTATCGTTATATCCTGATAATACAATATGATAAGTATTATCATTTAAATTTACTAAATCATCTAAACTTTCATTTATTAAGTTATTTTCAAATGAAAAAGCACATTTTTGTTTAATAGTTTTTGTCATTTTATTTTCGTTGTAATATTTTCTAGGCAAATCTATTATTAAAGGATTATTTGTTATATCAAAATTTAATTTACTATAAATCCTATAAGGAGTTTGATCGTAATAATTATAAGTTACACTATAAGTAGCATTTTTTAATACACTACTAACTTCTAATTGACAAGTAAAATAATTATTTTCTTCTATGATCGGATATCTACTTAAAAATGTAGAAGTGCCATTTATAGTAGCAATTCTATTTTCTGTATCAATAATAATTACATCTGTAGAAACAAAACTACCTGTAATTGTAATATTATAAGTAATAGAATTATTAGTAACTACTAATAAAGGATTTGTGCAATATTCATTAATAGTAATTGCCATATAAACTGGTACTTTACTATTATTATAATTATATATGCCAACAGTATTAGTAAAAGTTTCAGTTTTACTTTCTTCCAAAAAGAAAAAAGCATTACATTCACCAGAAATAAAACGTTTATTGCTCAATCGCTATCACCACTCGGTATAAGCATTCCAACACAATTTATTTTTTCAGTTAACATATTTTCATCTGAATCATTTAAATTATAACCAGTAAATTTACAATTTCCCAAAATATAATTAATAGTATTTACTTCGTTATCGCCAGTAATTTCAATATGATATGTTTTATCATTATTTATATAAAATTTGATATTATCATTTAAAAATGGTCTAGTTAACGATAATTTAACATCAATTGCAGACTTTTTATTTTTACTTAAAATATCATAATATTTTCTACTCAACTCTTGTTTTTGACAAGTTTTTTGTAAATTAAAATTAGATTTAAAATCAAATAATTTATAAGTAGAATTATAAGATAAATATTCAATTGAAATAGGGAAACTTATTGCTTCATCAGAAGTAAATTCAAATGTGAAAGTATTATTTGTATCAACAAAAGGAAAGGAAGTAAACGCATAACTTTTAACACTATTTTTTGAAAAATATCTATTTGTAGAATCTATTAAAATTACATCATTTCTCTGAAGAGTAGAATAGGGGAGTAATATATAACTGCCACTATTAATCTTAATTTTAGGATTATTATAATTAACTAATACTCCATCTGCACAAGTAATAGTAATAATAGGAGATGAACCAATATTTCCAGTATTTGTAATAGTTACAACACCATTATCTGTAGTTGTGATATTTTCTTCTTCATAGATTTTTATATTAAAATCATAAATTAAATAGCTATATTTATCAGAAATATTGCTCACCTCCTAGATGTTACTTTATGTAGGTAATATATAAATTTAGAATTTTTAACTATAGTACTAACTAAATCATACTGTAATGTAATATACTTAATTACCGTATCAGGCATAATTGTTAAGGATGATAAAGTAATAGTATAGTTACGTGCTTTAAGTTTGAATAATCTATTTTTAGTATAAGTTAGAGTAGTAGTATATGCTTTTTTGATTGCTAATGCAACAGTTTTAGTTAAAGTAGAAGTTATAGTATAGTTTTTAATTATTGATAATAATGTACGTTTTGTTAAAGATGTTAAAATATTATAGGCTTTACTAATTGATAATGAAACATTTTTACTAGAAGTAATAGTTATAGTATATAATCTAGATATTGGTTGAAATACTGTTTTAGTAGTAGATAATGTAATTGCATACTCTTTAGCTGCCATTATAATAAAGAAATTACGAAGATCTGAAAGTGACACAATATAATCTTTATTAGTTGAAATAGATACTGCACCTTTAGCATAAGATAACCAAATATTATAATATCGTTTAATTACTCTGGCAAGTTTATTGTAAGTAATAGAAGGAGTTATAGTATAAGCTTTGTTAGTAGAAATAGCAAATGAAATTAAACGATTATCAGAATAAGTTTGAGAACCATAAAGATTAGAACCATATTGATTAGAACCGTAGATGCTATTAGGATCAATATCTAAGAGAGAATCAGGGATATTGACAGTATAAGAAGTATCTACTGATAAAGTATCTGCTGTGTAAGGGGCAGAACCGTAAATTTTATCACCATACATTAAATCAGTCCTTTAAGAGAATGTAACTCTAGAAGTAAGAGCAAGGGAGTCGCCATTGACACAGTTATAAGGCGAGAATACACTATGCGCAAGGAGCGATCCACTAGAAGAAGCGTTGAGAATTCCACTCTCTGTAACAGATACAGATCCAGTAAAATCCCATGTTTTTACAAGTTTAAGAGTATTTAATAACGCTCCTTCGATTGTTGCAGTTGCTACCCCTCTAGCTCCTCCTGAAGTTGTTATTTCCGCTTCAAGTTGAATATCAGTTGAAGCGGCGGCTGTAACCCCTGTCCCTATTGCGAGGTAAATAAACGGCGCAACAGTAGTTGTATTTCCACACAATTCTGCTATTTTCTGTTTACCAATATTACAAACCACATCTGCCAATAAATATCACTCCTTTAATATTATATTTATTTCATTATTGTCTTCAAAAAAATATAAATTTCTTCTTTCCTATAATTATTTTCTCTTTATCTACTATTGATTTTCTTTTTATTTTCCCATTCTTATCTTTAAGAATTATTTCAACTTCAACTTCAATTGGTAATGGATTTTCAACAATTTCAATATTATTCTTAATCATTTCTTCTTCAATATTTATATGTTTACTTAACCACTTAAATATAAAATTTAATATCTTATCAATCAAATTCCCAACTCCTAAGTACTAGTAATTCTATATCTCATACTGATATAAGCACTTCTTGGATTATCTATTAAACTAGCAGAAGCATTTACAGTCTGCTTTACATAAAAATCCTTAATCTCACTTGCTTCAATATCACCTATCATTAATGTATTAGCATAAGTAATATCATCAGCAGAATATGTTATATAACTATCTAAATCAGTTATTTCTTCAATTAAACAGTCTAAATTTTTAGAAGTACTTATATTTTTAATATATAAATGTACAATTTGTTCAATTGGATCACTACCACTATCTAAATCTACATATGGTAAATTATAGAAATATTCATCACCAATTGAAGTTAGTTCAACTAAACAAGTAGCATCTGAATAAATTTCAAGAATTTAAAACACCACTCTTATATATAAGATTGTATCATATACTTTGCTTCATTTATTGCACCAATACATTGTTGAATTGCCCAATCCATTTTTACAATTTCAGGTTCATATAATTGTTTTATTTCGACTAATTTTTGTTTATATTCATTTTGTAAATTATTTTTATGAGTTTGATACATTTTTTGTTTATCTTCAAGTTCATTCATTCTAGTCTGTAATTTATGTCTTAGGACATAGTTGTTCTCATATCCATAAAGAAATGTAGTTTTACAAAGGTCAGAATCAGGATGAAGAAATACTTCTGCACCCATACCTCTAGCTAAACCAACAAAATATTCACATGAAGGACGTTCATATGCATACTCTGAGTCAACCGCCATATTTACTCCATATACATGAATAACTTTATATCCTTGTAAAAGTGCAAGGGCAATCATAAAACTTATAGTATTAGTAAAATATGTACCAAACTTTTCTGTAATTTCTTCAAGAGGATATTCAATACTGTTAGGAATGTCATCATAATGTTTGTGCATATAAATAGGAATAGTTGCTTCTTGTAACCATTTAACATGTTCATCATGACGTACTGATCTTTTCATGTGTTCGCGCGAATGTATTTGAAAAAGAACATCTATACGTGGGACTTCAAGATAAAGCTCATTGACACCCCAAATTTCAAATTCAGGATTATCATATGGGGCAAATTTTTTAGTCTCAGCAAAACCTACAATAGCAACTTTTTTGATTTTTTCATTAGAAACTTGTAAATTAGAAATAAAAGTATTCCTCCTATAAATTATTAAAATTTTGACCTAGCAAATCGAAGCATATGGAAGTATAACGAAGAAATACGAAGGTAGCAAAGCAATAAAATTGCTCTTTTATGACAGGTTATGAAGTTTTAAAAAAGAGGTTAGATTTTTAGGTCTAACCTCTTTGTATTTGATTAGGAAATTGTTATGTGATGATTAAACAGTAGTGAAAGTAATTGTTTTGTTCGTGCTGTAAAAAGTTCCACCATTTGCAGTAACAATCTTACCCCTTAATACAATAGAACCAGCAGTAGTGCCAGATGAAGTTACTTTTACTATATTAGAAGCAGTTCCAGCACTTTGAGTAAATGTAACGCCAGAACTCACATCCTCTACGGTAATGCTTGTAACTTCATCCATTAAGGCAACGTCAGTAATATCAGTAAGAGTAATTGCTTCAGAATAAAAATCTGCACCCGTTATAGTTAAACTTGCAGTTGAGCCAGACACCAAACTAGTAGCACCAGAAATTGTAACTGATACAGGAGATACACCTTTTTGCAAAATAGATTTTGAACTCACGGTATACGAGCCTTCGCCCGTAACCTTGTAAATTGCTTCAGCGTCCCCTTTTTCTTCTGTTATATTACTTAATTTACCACGATAAATACGCATTTCATAATAGATAGGATCTCCATCAGCAGCAGTTGCGGCACGATCATCGGTGATTGCTTCCATAAAGTATAAATCGTCCCCCTTAAGACGATATATACTATTTAAAAGTCCACGTTGGATTTGAGTTATTTTCAAGGTACTGTCAGTTTTTCCAGATTTTTGCTCTGTCAAATCGGCATTGTCATAAATTGAAATTAAATTGGTTTTATCTGATGCTTCAAAAGTTTCCAAACCATCAACTTTAACCCATGTACTACCAGTACCATATGGGTCATATACAGAAATCGAGCCATACGGCATATAAAAACAATCACGCTCACTACCTATGATTGCCGAAGCATAATTACGATCTCCAAGAATATCTGCGTTATAGGTATCTGTAACGGGAATAAAAGCTATAATAATCTCCTCCTTTTCAAAAACATATAAATTTATATTATATTTTTATTCAATTGTACTATCATACTATTAATTTGCGTCATCACTTTCTTCAATTCTTTATTCTTCTCTATATCTTCCTTCAACATTTCCACTAACATACCAAATCTCTTAGAAAGTAATCCACAATATCTATTTAAAGGTACTTGTATTTCAACTATATCATTGGATTCATCTAAATATTTATAATTTAGATTTGCATCACCAATCTTCGTCCCAATACCACCATACACGAATCACACTACCTTTCTTAGAGTAATGTAGCTAATTTATCATTAATTTGACCTTTTACATCTAGTAAATCTTCTCTTAATGCTTTTTTAACATCACCCATGCCAGATATTTTATGAGAGTCAGAAACTAAATTTGCTAATGAACTATGTTTGGTTACTTTATCTTCTTTAAGTTTTTCATACATCCATAATCCTAATAAATTATATTGATCTTCAGTTAATACTACTGTAGTGGTTATTGTTTTTGCAGTATAATCAATAGTTGCATCATTATCAATATAAGTTATAAAATTCGCAAATTTAGATTTTATAAATTTATCACATTTTATTGTAGTAGTTTGAGTAGTTTCTTCATCCGTACATTGAGAATAAAAATATTCGTATATTGTACTAAAATTTGTTACAACACTCATCATTTATCACCCTTTTCAATTAGCAGGGTAGGGGAGAGGGAAGCATCAAACTCCCCTTTTATGATCCAACTGCTGTCCAGTTTGCATTAACTGCACTAGTAGTTGTAGTAGCAGTAAAATTATAAGTATATCCTGTTAATACAATACTCCCAGGAGTAGTACTTTTAGTAGCTATAAAACAAGCTGGGGCAGTACCACCAGTAGACGGAGAAGCACCAATATTTGCAACACAACTAGTAATAGTACTCAATCCTGTTACTACAGTAATTGCGTGTCCACCACCAGTAGTAGTTACAGAAGTAACTCCTGCTCTAAGTTTATAAGCAGCATCATTATAAAGTATTTCTGCCATTATTTAACCTCCTTCATTAGATTCATTTAGTTAATTAGTCCTTTTTATATTTACCGCAGAATCTAAATGAATCACCAGTAGAAGCACCCTTGTAATACATAGTATCTACAGGAAAATCAATACCCTTAAGTACTTCACCAGTTTTAACCGTAAATACATCAGTACCAGTAGTACCTACATCAAGACCAATAGTAAGAGTACTAGTACTATCGTTTATAATATAATCAATTCCAATTACATCCAAAGATACACTTTTCTCACTGGTTGTTGCAGTACCAGTCCAAGAAGTGTAGAATACAGAAGTATCAGCCATATATATAAAACCTCCTTAATAAATATTAAATTTCTATTAAATAAAAGGGATAATAAATATCCCTCAGTAATTAATCATCATATACTTTTATATTTGCTTTCTTCTCAATAATATCAATTTTAGCTTTAGAATCTAATTTCATTATTCTTGCATTTTCAACAAACTGTTTAAGAGTATGTTGTTCTGTAACTTCTTCCAATACCTTTTCCAATCTCTTATAATTTCCACTAAGAAAAGCAACAACTTCTTCATTTTTCATTACATTATAATTTACCTTTTGACCATCAGCTTGTTCAAGATCTAAACTAATTCTCATATCCTTATCATCTATCCAAAGTAAACCTTTTTGAATAATACTTTGATTGAGGAATACATATCTTATTTCATCTTCCGTCAAATACCAGAACAAACCATGACTTTTTAAAACAACTAAAGATTGAGGTGTTGGATTAGTTGTAAATCCTAAAGCACCATGAGTATTATTGATAACTTTAATTTTCTCTAACACAAAAACCGTCCTTTCGGAATATTAAATATTATTTTACGATATAGTAATAAGACCAAGATTATGATACTGGAGAACATCAGTACTAAATTTCTGAGTAGTCTTCTTAGCAACCTGACCAGTACTATAAGAACTATCTTCCTGTATTAAAGCTCCACCTTCAAAAACAAGTTTTACAGGTTTATCAGCATTTACGGGAATAATATACAGATAGGCATTACTAAGAACCCAAGCAGTATTATTTTCATCCGTAAATGTGTTAGGAAGTTGAATGATAGCCTTACCTTCCCAATAACCAATATAACCATTACGGTTAAACATTTCCTTCTCATTATCAGACAAAGCAGCTTTAAATCCATCGTCACTAGTAATATTAGCAAGAGCAACAGCAGTACCAACAATTACAGGTACACCATATGCTGATACAGTTTGACAAACATTACGTACTTGTGCTAACGAAAATACACCACTATATAAATTAGCAGAAGGAGCACTTGCCATAGCAGCTACAATAGCAGTTTCAATTTCAAGCATAACTTTTTCAGTAAGAGCATCAGCACCAGCATTCATCATGTCAGTAAATGCTTCTGCACGACCTGCTAAAATATCATCAAGTTCTTCGTAAATCTCAAAGTCTGCTGCTTTTGGAGTAGAAACAAAAGACTTTTTATAAATTTTTTGACGATAACTTTCAGAACCAAGTGCAGTCCAACGAGCAGTAATTTTACCATTCTTAACATGCCATTTCTTACTCTGACCATGCTGAAGATAAACAATATCAGCAATAATATCTAATGCACCATTTACTCTCTGCTTTAATACTTCGTTGATGTTCTCTTCTATAATTTCGTTAATTGTAATTTTATTTCTACGATAATCTTTCATCAAACCCCTAAAAAGTTCACACAATTCAGCTTTGCGCTGTTCAGGAGTTTGATTTTCAACACTAGACTTGTTATATCTTACATCCATACAAAGTTCTAAAATTTTCCCTTTGTCCATCTATATAAAACCTCCTTAAATTTTAAGTATTTATATTATTTTAATATTTAACTATACAAACTGTTTTTAACACAACGAAGCTGAATAGCATCATAAGTATTTAAAGTTGTTTTAGCAAGAACCCTAAATTCACAAGATGAAGATGTTCCGCTAGTAGCTGTATAGCAACCAAATTTACCACCAACAACAGGAACAACATAGTCACCAACAGTAATAGTTGCAATCGTAAGGTGATCACCAGTTGCAGTACTCCATTGGGTAGTAGTAAACACATCACCTTTATTAAGAGTAAAAGTTCTTGCCTTTAAACCACTATCAGCATCATTAATAAAATCTGATTCATCTTTACTATCATATTGATTACACACCGAAGCAACTAGCAATTGAGGACTAGCAATAGCAGCAGTTACCACAATATGATCCGTTGCATGATCAACCTCTGCTAAAAGACCATTTTCAATATCAGTGTCAAAGTCATACCCAAATGCATGACCAGTCATATTATCCAATCTAACGATTCCATAATCTGCCAAAATGAAAAACCTCCTTTAATTATAAATAATTATTATATTTAGTTTTTACTCAATACCATATTTACTAAAAATAGTTTCAGGAATCAAATCTTTACCATTTTCATTAATATGAATATTTACATCATCAGTTTTAGTCTGAGTATTTAACTCAACTTTTGCACGTTCAACAATCTTATCTGCTATTAACGCTTTTACTCCTGATTCATTCAATTCCTCAATCATCTGTTTAATATTTTCATTTTCAATTTCTTCAGCAGTAAATACTTTAGAATTTATAATATATTGTTTTAATTCTTCTTTTTTCTGATTCAATTCTGCAATACGTTTTTGTTCTTGATCAGTTTCCCATTTATCTTTAATAGGTTGTAAACTAGAAATTTGGGTTTTTAAATCTTCCATTGCTGTATTAAGTTTTATGATCGCCTCATTTTTGTCATTTTCTGTTAATTTAAGTGCTTCATCTTTTTGGGATAATTCACCTTGAAGAGTTTCAAATTTAATTTTAAGTTCATTAATTTCAGTTTCTTTTGCTGTAATTTGTTCTTTTAATCCATTAATTTCATTCTGTAATTGTTCACTATTTGTTTCAGTACTATCATTAACAGGAATCCAAGTACTTACAACTTCAACAGCAGAATTAATATCAAGACTTATTTCACTTTCTCCAGTAGAATAAGTAAATTTAAAATATTTACCAGATTCACTTTCACAAGCAACAACATATTCATTAAAAACTTCTGCTATCCAATACTTATAAACCGTATAACCTTCTGCGTCTTTTTCGCTGTTTAATTGTGACCATAATTGTTCTCTAATGTCATCAAAAGATAATGCATTATTTTCCAGTTTATTTATTATATCTTTACCATAATTAAATTCTATTTGATTTTTTTCTGGCACATCTTTACCTCCTTCATTACTATTTATTTCAACTTCTTCAGAAGGATTTTTAATATCTTTTTGATATGCTTCTGCAACTTGTAAATTATACTCATACATACCAGAATCAGCATATGCTCCTCTTTTGGTTGAACCAAGCAAACAATGACCAAAATAGAGTACAGATTTTGTTGCAGTACGTCCTTCTTCAGAAAACTCAAATCCACCAACAGAAACTTCGCATGATGTATCAACTTTTTTATTTTCGTTATATAATTCTTCAACTACATTTAATGTATTTGCAAATCTCAACCAAAGGAATCCTTCTGCCCAAACTCCATATATATCTTCATTATTAATTTGATATGTACCTATATGAGTATTAAAAAGTGTTCCAATTCCTTCGGTATTCAAGCGAATTATATTTCCATCTTCATCAAATTCAGGTTCATGTCCACCTAAATCATCACCTTTTAATGCGGCAACTAAAGGAGCACCATTTAAACTATCATAGAATGGTTTGTTGGTTTTAGGATTTGTAGCAGAGCAAAGTTCTTCAGTAATTCTTAATCCATTACTGTTATAATCAAAATCATGAATAAAAAATAAACATAATTTTCTATCTGAATAAGGTGATTCTGATAAAATTGAAGCAAGTTGTATATTAAGAAGTTCTGTGTTTGGTTTTTTAGGCAATCTCATTTATCACCTCCTTATATAAATTATTTATCAAATAAAAAAGATGCATATTTATACATCTTTAGAATTTTATAGAATGAAATTGGGGTTTTGTTGCTGTTAATCAGAAGGGGAGGGAGTATTATTCCCATTACTATTTTTTGTCTTAGCAGTTCCTTCAGATTTTACATCATCTACTTTAGGTCTGCCAGTAAGATTATCATTAGATGTTGTAAATGGATTGATTGGAGGATAAATTACATCCTCAATTTTTAAAACTTCTTTTTCATATCTAGCTAATCCCAAAACGTAGTGATAGGGGACACCTAATAAAGCTTCTGCCCAAGGAGTAAATATACCAGTTTGCATATAAAACTCCTTACATCTTTCAATATATTTATCTTTGTCAAGCATTGTAGTTTTATCAAAATAGAATTTACAACTTAATCCAACTGGTAATAAATATTTAATATATTCATTTATAACTTCTTCAAATTGCTCCATCACTTCAAAAATATATCTAAAAAACTTTTCAATATTAGTCTGTGAAGCAGAAAAATTGCTGGCATTTTGTGAACCACCATAAACCATTGCTTCACTTACACCAAGATTCATAAATATATCATTTTGAATTTTTACATATAATTCTTTTGTAAATTGAGTAATATCTATATCTAATGGTTTTAATTGAAGATATTCTGGAAGTGACACCAAACCTGTTCCACTAGTATCTTCTGTGCTAGAAGTATAAGCACTATTACTAGTACCACTATCCTTTTTAAGTAAAAGTGTTTTTATACTGTTAAAATAGAATTCTGTCACCGATCTAGGTACAGGCTTTTTAGTTTTTTCGTCAGTACCAATATATCCAGAACAAAGAATCAAAACTTTTTTAATTAAGGTATCTGCTTGACTTCTTTCAACTCTATTGATAATTTCTTTTTGAATTAAACTAGTCCAGCATCCCATAGTTAAAGGAAATCCATAAGGATAATTTCTAGCTCCACCATAAGATATTACATCACAATTATTTAATTCAACAAATCTAAATTTATTGTCACTTTGATATTTCTTAATTGTTTGTGTAGTAATTTCATCAGGTAATGATTCAACAATCTGTTCAATATCATAATCAGACATTCTATTAGTTTTTATAGTTGATAAATCTAGTTCTACAATCCATCTTCCATTTCTTTTTTTATTAATTCTTAAATTATCGAGTTCAAGAAATTGAACATATTTTTCTTTTCTTAAACAAGTAACTACTGTACCATCTTTTGGTGTTTCATATAATCCATCTCTAAGTAATTTCTTTATTTTAATTTCATCTAAAAAATCATATATTTTCTTTTCATATTTTTTAATTTGTTTAGGATTATCAAAAGATGACCAAGACAAATGATAATTAAGAGTAGGAAGTCTACTAAACGATAATAGAACATCACGTACTATTCCATGTTTTAAAGTTAAATATTCAGATGCTAATCTAATATTTTTAATGCTTTTATATGGATTTTTTAAATAGCTATATAAATTTGTTAAAGAAATATCTGTAAGAGAAGATCCTGATCCACTTTGTGTAATATAGTCAACAAGTGAACATAATTCATATAATTTACTTAAATCTTCTTCTGTGTGAATTGTAGTATTAGTTTGAATATCTTGCTGATTATTATTTTTAGATTTAGTTTTTTTATGTTTGGATATGTTTTATCACCACCTTTATTAAAAACCTGCTGAAAGCATATAGGGTTCTTCTATATTTTCTAATTCTTCTTTTTCCATAAAAAGAAAAATATAAAAAAGGGCATAGGCTGTTGCACTATATCTATCCTTATCAATTTTTTTTACCACACATTCAACTGTTATAGAATTAGTAGTTTTCTTTAACCGCAAATTTGCAACCTCATCTATAAATAATTGTGTGTTCAAACATGCTGCTTCTGCTAATATTTCATTTTCGTCTATTATATTATTATTTTTTGGTAAACTATCTTTTACATCTTCAAATGATTTTAATAATTTTAATTTACCTGATTCAACATAATTTAAAAATTGAGTAATAATATCTCCATTTAAACCTTGTGCTGTAAAATCATACACAATCTTAGGTGAATCTTCTACTTCAGTTTTTTGATCTGTATTAATTGTATCCCAACAACCTAATTCCTCATTAGTATCAGGATCAGTAACATCTTCTAAAAGTCTATCAATGAGACCTCTTCCAATAACATTACCATCAATTACTACTGCTTTAACTCTAGATTTTGCTAAATCAGAATTTCCACCATATTTATAAAATAATTTTTTAATAATAATAGATTGTTCTTTAAAATTTAAACCATTAGGAGGAACTACTATATTAATAAGTTGGATTTGTCTAATAGAACCCTTTAAATTTCTAATAATTTTTAAAACAACTATTGCAGTTTTATTATTAGATTGAGAAGCAGATCTAGCTACATCAACTCCAAAAACAATTTCGCTTAATTCTAAATTACCTTTTTTATCTTTTTGACATTCTAATTCAATTTTAGTTAATGTTCTTGCTTTTATTAATTTACTAATATTTAATAAAGCACCATCAGAAGCACCTATCCATTCAAGTAAATAATTTTGTCTAAATCTAACTACATTACCTTTTCTAGCTTTATCTATAACTGATTTTTTTTGTCTCTTAAAATGAATTGGTATAAACCAATCAGAACCAAAAACAAATGATCCTTCGCATTCAATCATTTCACGAACCATTTGTCTTATTTTTTCATATTCATCTGAATTTTTATAACCCGACGTGCTGAATCTATTAATTTGACCATTGAGTTCAGTGGGATTAATTTCTCCTGTCATAGTAGTTCTAGGTATATTAAAAATTGGCTCTATCGCATCGTCATACAAATCTTTGTCAATTAAAGCAGATTCTTCCAAATTTCCTCTTCGTCTTCTCAAACCTTTTGAATTTTGGGCATTTGCTAAATTATCAATAACCGAACCGTTTTGGAAAACAACTTTTCCAGTATCTTTAGCAAATTGAGCAGAAACTATCTCATCTTTTAACGACGGATAAAATTTTATAATTTCATCATGCTTTTCTTTCCATATTTTTACAGCAGCTTCTTTAGTTGATGCAGTAATAGAAAGGGTAATTCCTGGCTCAGTTATAGCAACAAAATACTGTGCCATGACTCCGATCATCGTCTTGGAAGATCCTCTTGGATTACAAAAATAATTTTGGGGGAACCTCACCAGCAAACGAAGCATGACCCTTTGGTATAAATCCAAAAAAATACGCTGCCCGTCTTTTGGAGTAACCATATCAAAATAAATATCCGGCATCCATTTCAGAAAAGCACAAAATTCTGTCCATTTTTTAATATTATTACTTAACAAACTCATTTTTTTAGGATCTTGTGTATCAATCGGAGTTTCAAATGCAGAATTATACACATCATATCTATCATGATCGTGTTTCATATTATCATCTTGATATTTAGGGTATGATGACATTATTCATCACCATCTTCTTCTAATACATCTTTACTATATAAAGGTTCTATATATATCTCTTCTAAATCCCTAAATACATTATTTCTCTTTCTTAAATATTCTTTAATTTGATCATCATTATAACCATTTTGTTTATAGTGTTCATTTAACATTTCATCATAAAATTTATAAATATCTCTATAAGTAACTGTTGGTTTTTCTTCTAATCTTCTAATATAATTTACAAGTGACCATATAATCATATCTGCATCATCATAAGGTTGTTCTAATAATTTAGGCAATAAAGGTATTATACCAACTTCTGATTCAACAGCTTCAAATAATTGTGATACTACATCAATACCACCACTTATATCAGATTTACTCATTTGAGAAGGATTTATTTTAGCATCTTGAGCAGCTTTAGAAGCAAGTTCACCCCATTGTTTTGCTTCTCTAACATCTCCTGTTGCAGTTGCCATTTCTTCTTTTACACGATATCTTATATATACTAATAGCATCTCTGAATGCATTTCAGTTTTTTCTTTATAACTTCTTGCTAAACGATTATATTTTTTTTCAAATAATAGATATTCTTCGTATTTATATCCTTCTCCCCATTTTTCTATTAGTTCTTCCGATATCTCAGTTAATTTCTTATTATTTATATTTTTTTTATTCTTTTTTAGCGATATAAATTGATAATCACCAGATAAATTTCCCAAACTAAAATATTTTCTCATAATTTTATTAAAAGATAATTCAATAAAATTATCTGGTAATTCATTTTTGTATTGTTTAGATAATCTACTTTTTATATCATCTGTTGCTTTGTCCCAGGTAAGTTTATCAAATTTTATACAACTATCTTGTAAATAATTTTTAAATGTATCTAAATCTTTAATATTATCTTTACATTTTTTACATATAGGATTATAACTATTTTTTATAAATTCATTTTTATCAAAATCACTTTTTTTACTATCATTATCTATTAAGCCATTTTTACCACACCATAAGCATTTCTGTGCTATCTGACCATTATTACTACCCACTCAAAATATTCACTCCTATTAACCAGAATCAAATCCACATTTTAATCTACATACTTTTTCAGTTGATATACGAATTTCTGAGATCCCACATTTACATCAACATCTATATAATTCCAACCAAGAGTATTGATTGAGATCGGACAATATACAATTGAATCACCACTTATAGTACAATTAATTGCACTTGTAGTACCAGTAATTGTAGCTGTAGCACTATCTACAGAAAAAATTTTATTACTAGGACTAAATAATTCTAATCCCAAATTTAAATTATCATCTATTTCTAAAATCTTTAAAGGTAATTCTCTAAACTCTAAATCTAATGTACTACTACTTACAATTGGATCTAAATCAATCGGCATCTATAATCACCTACCAAGCAACACAATCATCTAAATTTATACTAACAGCAGAAGGTATAGTTCTTTGGATTTCCTTTGCATAAACAACACTAGTTTTCTTAAACTCAAATATATAATTACCAGGATCAAGATTAAACACAACTTTACCACTAGCATTACTTACAGCAGACAATAAAGCTACTCTGCTTGAATCATAAACTATTACATTAACATCTTCAGCAACTACATTATCAACAGTTATATCAATTGTCGTAGTACAACTTCCGATCCCATCCTGTCCAGCAGGGGAGAGAGTACGACTAGTATAAGTCCAAACTTCACTATCAGTTAATGTACTTCTTGTTGATAATACTACATCTAAATTAGTATCAACTGTTGATTTAACACTACCAACATTTGTATCAATAGTATCAACAATACCATCAATGGTATCTATTTTATTATTTATAGTAGTTATATTACTATCAAAATCACTATCTGCCAATCTACTATTTACAGATATATCTAAATAATCAAGATTACTTAATCTACTCACAGTTCTAAAAGCATACCCATCTTCGATTTTATATGTTACATTTTCGCTACACCTAATTATATAAAAATCTTCTATATCTGGAGTAAAAGAATAAATGTATGTACCACTAAAACTAAAAGTCATAGAATTATCATAACTTCCAATTACCCAAGTAGAAGTATCACCATTCCAATATTTATTATCACTACTTCTTTTGATTATTATAGTGGGACTCACGCCAGCATCAACCGGAACATTACTAGCGTCCAAGATAAGAAACGGAATTACCATTTCTTTACCAACTTCAAATATCAAAGTAGAATCCCACCTCCTTGACTAGATTTTAATAATATACTTTTTCTCTTTTTATCATTATTATATTGAAAATAATAAATAGGTCTATTTCCTGCCGTAGCAGAATTACTACTATAAAAACTTATATTATCTACATCGCTTTCAGCAGTTTTAATTATAATTCCATAATTGGACGAACCAATTAACCATAATTTTGCCACATCTAATATGTCAAACGTATACCATGTACCTACAACACCATTAATAGTTACAATATCTATTAAAGTTGAATAAGAGGGAGCATTTGACCATGTAACGTTCTCCAACCAAGATCCTGTTACCTGATATATATTATAAACTCCACTTCCTGCTAAATTACAATTTAATCTAATTTGTGCTGTAATAAGAGTTGCGGTAGAGGGAATGGTACTAACGTCTGTTGGACGAATAAAAATTCTATATCTTGACCCCGTAGCATCTTTGCCACAATATAAATTCTGAGAATTAGCATAATTTGAATTCATATTACTACTAGAAACATAACTGTCCCATGCCGTACTATCAGGCCATTGGTTGTTGATTGTGATAATTGAAATTTAAAACACCACTATTCTTTATAAACTAAATCAAGTTGTTTTTTAGATTTATAATATTTATCTTTTTGTTTCTTTCGATTTCCTTTATCATGAACACCTATTTCATATAAACATTGCACCTGATCACAACTATCTATAAATTTACAGCGATTACATTCCAAATCTTAATATTCACTCCTATAATAAAATACACTTTTTATGGTAATAGAAAAGACCTCCGCAATTGAAGGTCTTTTCTATTTTTTAATACTAAAAGATTTGTATTAACTAAAACAATTGTAATTCTAATAAAATTGTAATTTACTTTAAATACGTTCCACACTCTATACAATAATTATTTATACTTTTGTTAGAAACTCCGCACATTTCACATATTATACTACTTTTTGTAGTAATAGGTTGTTTTACTTCACTATTATTTGATTTAATACCACTTAATTTAATAACTAATACAGTTTTATTATTCTCTAGCGGACCAATATTTCCATATGTAAATTGTTGATTACTTTCTGATCCTTTAGTAGTAATTCCTTGAGTATTAATATTACTTCTATCTAAAACTATATTACCATTAACACTTAGATTACTGCAACTTAAAGTACCACCAACATTACTGGCAGAAACAGAACGACAAGTAATTTCATATTTATTATATGGATCAGATTTATATGTAGTATCATAATAATATGTAGGAGCAGACCATATTTGAGGATAATTCCAAACATATTGAGGCAATTCCACTTTTTCTTTTTCAAATTGAACTTCAATACGTACTAAACCATCTTCAACACGATCTCCACGATAATTACTTATTTTATCTGTCTTTTCTATAAATTTAAATTTACGATTATTATTTAAATCATCAACAAAACAATCTAAATCTAATATTGAATTTTCTTCAACAATTAAACTTTTATTATTTAATATATCTTGTCCATCAATATCAACTCTAATTAACGCTTTTCCACTACTCATATTTTTGATAAATAAACTATATTCTTGACCAAATGGCAAAAATACTTCATGTTCTTTAGTTTCTCTGAGAAACTTACCATTACATTTAATACTTACAACTATATTATTTTTATACAATATAAAACCTCCCTAATATTTGACTAGAATATTAAATTATAGTCTATTTAAAAAACTACCCTCCTTATCTGTTGACTAGACAGATTATATTTACAGTCTTAAATTTGGCAGAGGAGGTAGGGATCGAACCTACGCTAAAACGGTTAACAGCCGTTTGTCTTACCACTTGACTACTCCTCTAAAAAATTGGCAGCCCCGATGGAAATTGAATCCACACCTTCTTGATCGACAGTCAAGCGCACTACCATTATGCTACAGAGCCTTAAAATATAAAGCAAAATAAAACGAAATTAAACAAAATAAGACAATATGGAGCAGTTGAGAGAATTTGAATCCCTAGTCTACTCTTTACAAGAGAGTTGCTTTACCATTAAGCTACAACTGCAAAAATAATCAATAATATAAGAGGAGTCTGTTCTCCACTGAGAACTGCCATATACATAAGCAAATGCTTGATATGACCTGTTATATTAATGAATTTACAGCTTCTCATTTTTTGGTTGAGAATAACCTGAATTTACAGTGTCCCACTAATTGGTAGGGACTCACCTGAAAAGAATTAAATTTGGAGCCACTGGAAAGGATTAAACTTTCAACCTTCTCATTACAAGTGAGATGCTCTATCATTGAGCTACAACGGCAATATTATTGTAGATCTATTTCATGATAACCTATAATACCTTTTCCTTCTTCTACAATAAGTAAATTTTGAGAAGCATTAGTATTACAATATAAATTATTACGAGTAAAATCGTTGCTTCCCATAACCGATCCATTACCTATTGATTTTTTACCCCTACTGCCAGTTTCAACATGAAAATTATGTAAGTGTCCATATAAGAAATAATTAATATCTTTACCATCCATAATAATATTATTTTTTAATTGTTCAATCTTTGAACCTTGATCTTCATGACCGTGTTTACCTAAAAACCAATATCCTAATATATTTTTAATTATGACCTGTTTATTAAACGCATAATTATAAATTATATTATTATGGTTATTACCTAATCTTAATCTTACCATATGTAATAATAGACTAGATAAATTATTTTCTTTTATTTCTTTATTTTTATCACCATTATTGCGATCATGATTTCCACCTACACCATCAAATTCAACAATAAAATATCTACTCAAATCTACTAACCAATTATATAAAAACTCTTCAAAATGCATCATTTGTTCTACAATAGGGTAGGCAACAGTAGCTAATTGATTACTTCTCATAGAATCATGTTCTATATAATCAGCTAAACCAAAAACATAAATTATATTTATATTATACATTTGTCCATACTTAACAATTTCTTCTAAAAATTTATACATTCTATCTATCATTATTTGAGGATTATATGTATTATATCCATTTGTATGACTTGGTTTTACTACAATACCATCATGAGTATCAGATAATTGAATTACTCCAACTCTACTTTGATTAGTATTAATAACATCTTTATAGGGTTCTCTTTTATATATATTTAAATTATCAAGTGCTTCTTTGATATATTCTGCTAAAACAGAAGTTCTTCCTAAATCAGATTTATACTTTTCTAATTGTTTTCTTTCTTCCCTAAGTTTTTGGAGTAATAATCTATCATCACCTAATAAATCTTCAATATTATTTAATTTATTATCAATTTGAGTTGACATATCTTTAGTATTATTCTTTTTCCAACGTCTAAACATTGAACGTACTGCTTCACCATCAAATCCATATTGACTACCAATTTGATTATAAGTAAGATTATTTTTATCTTTATTTAAACATTGTTGAATAATTTCATCTTTTACAGGCAATTGACCAATCCCTTCTTAAATACTTCTTTGTTGGGATTCTATACCCTAAAAATATTAGATAGGGGAGGGTAACTCGTACCCTCCATTAATTTATTTAATCTTCTACAATTTCTTCAACATCAACTTTTTTAAGAGTGAGATTTACAAACTGACCTTCTAGCTTATTAAAATATTTTTTAATTCCCTTTAATTTTTCAGGTTCATCACTTTTAGAAACATCAATTAATATATCTCCGTCCTTAATTATTAAAACACCATTAAAATCAACTTTATATTCGTCTTTGTTAGTTATTTTCAATCCAGGCTTTGCCATATAAAATTATCAAACTCCCTCATAATTATTAATTTCTATAAAATAAATTTCACCATTATCTGTTTCTTCAAAAGAAGAAAAGGGTATATTATGACTATAATACTTCTTGTTGTTATAATGTAATTTATTATTAAGATTATTTAATTCTTTATAAAATAATTTTGCTTTATTAATTCCATCTTCATAAGATATATAAAGATTTTCTTCTGTAATTATTTTTAGTAAACCTTCTAAGGTCCAACCAGCGTTTCTATAATGATTAAATCTTATAGAATTATCACTTCCTTAAAATTACTTCTAATAATAAAAGGTAGAAAGTTAATCAATATTGTCAGGGTAATTACTTTAAATATTTTAATAAATTAGAAAAATAATTATCATTTCTTATTTTTTTAATTGAATCAAATATATGTTCATTAATTGTCTGTTTTGATATATATAATTTATCTGCTATTTTTTGCTGTGTCATCTTTTCAAAATAATGTAGATATACACAGGTATATTGTTTATCTGTAAGTAACTCTTTTAACATATTTAATAATTCATTTTGTAAAACTTTATTATGTACCAATCCTTCAATTTCTTTATATTTTAATTTTTCAACAGGTACAAAACCAAAATTAGCAGATTTATTAAATATCAATTTTGTTATTTCATTGTTTTTTTTATGAAGAAATAATCTTTTTTCAAAAGGCAAATATTCTTCAATCATCATTATATTTTCTATAATTTCTTTTTCTGCATCATATACTATTTTACGTTCTTTTATCTTATCTTTATCTTTTGTATTTTTATATTCTTCTCTAATTTTATTAACCAATTTATGAATTTTTTTATATGATTCTAAATACTCATTATACCAATTTTCCCAATCTATATTTTTAAATTCAATAGAATCTAGTGGATCTAGTGCTGGATTTCCTGCTTTGATCATTAAACTACATTATCACCTCCTTAATTAATATTAAGATAAAGATATTCAATGTCTTCAGGTTGACTCTTTTTTAATGTTCTTATCCATTTACAATATTTATCTTTACTAAGACTATTTGTTTTAATAGCGTCTAAATAATACTTACTTAAATTATATCTAATTATATTCTCATTATTTTCAGTTTTATTAATTTTATTATTTTCATATACATAACTTAACGCTAATTTAAACTCTTGTGACTTTCTTTTTAGATAAAATTCATACTTATCATTATACATTGCAAATTATTCTTCACTCCTATTTATATTTACTACATTACTAGTTTTCTTCTTAGTTTTATTTTTCTTTGAGAAAATTAACTTTTGCCAAATTATTTATCCTTTCCGTATATAGTCCATTTTTTACAATCAGGACAGTAATACTTAAAGTATATAAGGGAAGTTTTAAACAATGGTTTTTTACAATCTAAACATTTAATATTTACAATAAATTTTCACCACCATTTTAAGAATATTTAAAACTAAAATTTAATAATCGTGACGGTTCAGCAATATCAAGGCTTTCAGAGATTAAAAATAATTTAATATAGGTTTATGCCTAGATAGTAAAAATGACCATTTTTATGAATTTTTTAAGCCTTGGTATTACTAGGTTTCTTACGTTTGGAAAAGGTTAATAATCGTGACGGTCATATGCTATTTTTCTTTGATAGAATTTCTATAATTTTTACTCCGAATTTTACTTTTTTCTTTGTTGATTTTATCTTCACAATTAGAACAATATTGTTTATTTTTACTTGAAGTTAAGAATATAGAATTACAAAAAGTATTAGCACAAATTTTTTTATATGTATTATCTACAGTTACATCTATTAATTCAAAATATTTTGCCATTAGATTATCATTAAGAGGAAGGACTGAAGTTTCTAGATATTTACAACGTGGGATATTATCTTCATATTCATCAATAAAATATGTACAAACATATCCTTCAGTATGTTCTTTGCAACAGTAGTTTTTGATCCCATTAGATATACGATCATGATTAGCACATTCTTCAGTAGCTAATGAACGTATTTTAGAAATAATAGATTTTTCTTTTTTCTTGATTTTTACATTACCACCTTAAAGAAAATATAAAATATTTTATACTCTATTATAACATATTTTTATATAAAAGTCAATAAAAATATTCTGATAATTATATTATATTTATATTTTACTTATATATAAATATAATATATATTAATATAATATAAAGAATATAATATTATATCATATTTTTTAAGTTTTGTCAAGTCCTAATTATTAAATTTTTATTAATTTTTTCTTACAATTTATTATTACTTAAAGTATATATAAAAATATTGTTCATTCCCAATCTAACGATTGGTCATGATCAATATTTTTATTGATTATATTTTTTAATTTTGTATTTTATGCCTTGACAATTTGGTAATATATATTATATAATATTATTATATTAATATTATAAAGGAGAGATATTTATGAGTTTTATTTTTGTTGTATTTGTTTGTTTTATAATTTGTAATATTGCTAGATTAATTGCTAGACCACATGGTAGAATGAGTCCGTACAGAAGAAGGAGGTAAGAGAAATGGGAGAGTTAGTACAATTACAGATAAAAGATAATATAATTAAAGATTGGTTGAATCAGTATAAGAGTAAGGAAACAAAGAGGGGATATAAATATGCTGTAGAAGATTTTTTTGGATGTGATATAAATTATATAAATGAGTGGAAGATAAAAGGAATAAAATTTAGAGATGTACAAAAGTATATAAAGGGATTACTAGATAGTAAGAGTGATAATACAGTAGAAACTAGAAAAGCTGCGCTGAGTAGTTTTTTTGAATATTGTATTGATGAAGGAATTATAAGTGAGAATGTATGGTGTGACAGAAGGATTAAGAGACTTATTAAACTAAATGCAACAAAAGGTGAAGAAGCAGGTAAGAGTATTAGTAAAGAGGATATAAGAGAATTATTAGATAGAATAAATAATAGATATGAAAAGTTAATGATAGGGATTATGTTCAGAACAGGAGTTAGGGTAAGTGAGTTGGTAAATATTGAATATAGTGATATAGAGAAGGTAAATGAGTTATATTGGTTAAAGGTGATCGGAAAGGGATCTAGGTTGAGATATATTCCGATAAAAGAAGAATTGATTAGAGAAATAGAAGAATATATGAGAACATATAAAGTAGAGAATAAATTGTTTAATATAGGCACAAGGCAAGTTGATGTGATATTGAAGAAATGGATTGAATTAAGTTGTCATGATTGTAGAAGGAGTTTTGCTATAAATTATGTGAATAGTGGAGGATTGATAACGGATTTACAGGTGATATTGGGACATAGCAATATAAATACTACAAGAAAATATGTAATTGAATATGAGAAGTTTAATGGAAGAATGGGTAGTGTGATAGATTGGTGAGGTAGAAAATAGGTTGGAAAATGTGATTGATAAGGACTAGAATATAGTCCTTATTTTTTTATGGGTAAAGAAGGAGGATTAGAGGTGAATAGAGAAGAATAGACTCGGAAGAGATAAGGGTAGGATAGGTAGATGAAAGTGAAAATATAAAAAATGTTTGTAAAGTATAAAATATATTTATAGGTATTATAAAGATACTCGATGTCGTGAGATCATGGTCTATGGATAGAACAACTAACAGAACACACGTTCTATGGTAAATGTTTCCAGATGTTTATATAGCCCGGTATACCTGCGCTGATAAGTATCCCTTATCGGACGTAATTGTCAGACAATTTATAATCTGACTGCAAAGGGATTGAAATTGTAATTATGTGGCAATGGATAGGATGATAATATGTATCTACATTGTATATACATATATAATGGTAGGATATGTAAGATGATGTAATAAGGTGGAAATATAATATGTATATACAATGTATCTACAAGTCCGTATAACATGAAGCGCGACAACGAACAATTCTAATTGTACTAGTGTACTAGTTAACTAATACAGTTAGTCTATTATTATACAATGTATAAAGTTATACTCGGTTTATTATTATACTCAGTTCAATGTTACACAATGTGTAATATTATATTTCATCATTCTACTTTTTTATTCCTACTATTCTTTAATCCTTTTATCCCTACCATATTAATATACATGCTATAGCAACTATTTCATATACATTTAATCCTACTATCTTACTATCTTTTTAATTCCTACTAAATTGTTTCACGTGAAACATTATCATTTTACTATTTTATATATCCTATTAATTATCTTGTCTTTATCCCATTTCTTACCTAGCAAAATCCATGCCAGTAAATTCTCCTAAATTTTACCGATCCCTAGAACCCTTGCAGGAGTAGGATCACCACGTCCATTCTAAGACACGATAAATATATATCTAGTATATTAGTACCTGCAAATATATATTATTTTTACTTTCTACAAACCCTTTTTTTTGACCATTATAAAATTTACTCCATATCATCTATAAATATTCTATATCTTATATATCAAATTGATATAAATTAATTAGAATTATATTCAATTCAAACTATTCAATAAATTAATATACTGATTATTCATGCAATTTAATCATAAGTATTACTTATATATCATATAAATATATCTAATTAATCACATTAATAAATATTATTTATTCACTCATATAAATATCTTATTGATAAACATATCTTATCAATGCCCATAAACATTCTTTTATATATATTCTTTATCTATTACATAAGATATATTAATTAACTATGTTAATAAACATTACTTATAATCATCATATAATATACTTATGTATATTTATACATCATTCTGCATACTTATACATTATCATATTATCCCATATACTTACATTATAATCCATGCTATAATCTTATCATATGTCATAATATAACCTTATATAAGATATACAATATATTGTCAGCATATGTCATATGTTACCATATCAATCCTATGTCTTATCATTGCCTATCTAACACAATCACCATGCATATAAGGTGATTGTACCTTATATCATTTAACCTGTCTCATATGGCCTTATATAGCTTATTTTAGCCATTAAAAACCCTTTCATCCATTGCAAATAGACACTTCAAACCCTCTTTTTAATTCTCCTGTTTATTCCCTTTAAAATTCCCTTATTCTAAATCTTATAATTTATTTTAACTTTTAGAAACCTCCAAACCCTTGTCATTGCTATATTTCTATTATTTTTATTTTAAATTTTAGAATTTTAACGAATAAATCAGCAGTATAAAGGATATCCTTATTTTATATTTAGATTGTATACAAAAAAATATAAATAAACATAATATAAAAAACCCTTTAAAAATCAGGCATTGCAAAATTATTTTTATAAATGAAGCAAATATAATAAGTATTTGGCACGATTAATGCATATATTAATAGTAGTTACCGGAGGTCAGGCAGGAAAGGGAGGTTGATACAACTACATACGCGCAATGTAACCAGCCAGTTTAACCTTGTACCATCTCTATCTAATGTTAAAATAGTCACTTAGCAGGAGATGAGGAGTAACCTTAAAATATGTACCCTTAGATTTTAAGTCTCTCTAGCAAGGCTGAATAAGGAAGAGTTTTATATCTGACCATATAAGACCAAACCCGATCTTTGACAAATCCATTATACCTTGACTACTACATACTAAATTAAGTATGTTACATTTAGTCATTGCGAATTATGACACTTGTTTAGAGGTTACACTTTTAATGGCAAGTAGAAAGGTTTTTTGGTTGATGGTACTATATACTATCAAACTTAAACTATACCTTGAAAGTCCAGAACTAAACGAGTGATTAGTAAACAATGACAATATAATATAACAAACTTAATATTTACACTAAATATCTACAATATAGAGTGCAAGCAAATAACCCTAGACTGAGCTTATAGCACGATATTTTTACATTAATGCGCTTATCATGTGATTTTTACATGACCTGCAAGAGTAAAGATATGTACCTATAAGCCGATAAAGGCTTTAAAACTTGCACTCTTTTGTATCCTTTTTAATATCCATAAGTTATAATGTCAATAACAGTATAACAGGAGGCCAAAACATGAAATATAGGATAGTTTTTACGTGGTTAGATGATAATACAAGAGATTGTTTTGAAATTAAAGGAATAACAGAATTAAAATTTAATATTAAAGACATCAAAGAAAAAGGATTACACAAAATAACAGAAATATATCAAATTAATAAAAATGGTGAATATGTACCATATAACAAAATCAAATTTTAATACTATAACTTGTGGGTATTCAAAAGGATATAAAAAGGAGGTGATAACATGATAAAAACAAAAAATCAGCGAAAAGCTGATAATATGTTACAAGGTTTTTTAAATATTGATGATAACATTAAAAAAATTGAAGAACTAATTAAACAAACCTACAAATTAGCTAAAGAAAAGACTTATCATTTTACAAACATAACAGGATATAACAATTATAAATTATATCAGGCATACATTGACATTAATACAAAAAACGAAAAAATTCAAACTATCATTATTACTGATGAAAATGAACTAAAATCTGGTTATCATTATTATTATTCTGTATGTAGCTTTTCAAACGAAGCAATTTATTTAGATAATCTTAATAATGTAATACAAGCTAAAATCAAAGATTTAAAAATTTAACTATAAGTTAATTCTTATAGTTTTTTTAAAATCCTTATATATTAAGGGTTTTAAAAAGATTGTAAGAAAAGGAGGTGGCAATAATGACAATAACATTAAGTGATCATGCAGTAAAACGCTGCAATGAAAGACAAATATCCCTGCAAGATATTAATCAAACTATCAAACAAGGTATTAAAAACCCATGCAATAACAAAAACAAAATAAAATACATATATAATGATTTTGTTGTTATTGCAAAAATAATAAATCATTTTAGATTTATTATTATTACCGTGCATTATGCATAACAAACTAAATATAATATAGGAGGAATAAACATTGTACGAATTAAAAACTATTATGGTAGGTGGAAGTATATTAATACTTCAAACTGGTACTAAAGTTATCATAAAAAAGAAAGGAATAAAAAAATAATGAAAATAGGTTATATTAACACAGTAATTAAAAATTTCATAACTCATAACGGAATTGAACTATTAGCACAGGAGATCAACAGAATCATTAATAAGCAAGGTAATAACATTGCATGGAGGGTATTAACACAAGAAGAAATGATTCTTGCAGGATTGCGCTATTCCGAATATTATACAGAAGAAACAACAGATCAAGAATATTATAACGCAGCAAATTTAGCCGAAAAACTTAGAAACAAATATAATATAACATGGAATTATATCTATAACGAATGCTTAAACTTAGGTTTATATTAATCTATAACACACAAGGGTATTTAAAACCCTTGTATTTCTTTTTATATCCTTTATGATAAAATAGAGGATATAAAATAGAATACAAAGGAGAATGAAAGTATGAGTATTAATTTGGTTGGTACAATTAATGCAGGTTATACCATTATCAAACAGGGTAAAAATGCAGTAATAGCGCATAACGACAAAGCACCTGATCAATATGTTGCATGGAGTTATGATATTACTGATAACAAAGCAAATTATTGTTTTGGAAGGTATGGATCATTAAAGAGTGCAGAAAAGGCATTTAACAAAAAAGAAAAGGGAGAATATAGCGGATAACAGAAAGGAGGTTAAAAACATGGAGAAAAGATGTATCCTTTGTAATTGTATTGATGAAACAGGTTTAATTAATAACATGTGCACAGATTGTTTTGATATGTCTTTAGATATCGGAAAAGTAGATAGAAACAAAAAAGAATGGAAAAAGAAAAGCAAAGAACTTGAAGAAAGAAGAGAAGCAAATAACTATTACAAACTATCATAAAACATAAATTTTAATGCCTTGTGCTATATCCTGCTAATCATGCAGGATATGTTAGAGGGTATTAGATATCCTACTAAAAAATAAAAGGGAAGTGTGTTAAATGTTAAAATTTAATTGCATATTAGTAAACAATCCCTATTGTACTACAATAATCAAAGCAGAATCAAAACACGAAGCAAGAATAGCTTATGAAGAATATCTAAAGGAAAATAGAGGTTATTTAATAAGTACTGACAAAATAGAAATTACAAATAAGTAATATATGTCTTAAAATCCTGTTTTTATTGCCCATAGCATAACTTAAATGTTATGCTATCTTTAAAGGATATAATAACAATTGTATCTTTTAAAAATAGCATAAAATATGCTATAAATTAAAAAGAAGGTGTTATTAATGGAAAAAACTTATGCAAAGTTTATGAAGTGGGGAAGATTAGTCAATAATAAGTCTAGCGAAGTTTTTAAACTCATTGAAGACATGGACAATAATAACAATACTGTAAAAGTTGTAAACATGAACAACTGGAAGCGTTATGATTTATTAAAAGCATGGATTAGGAATTATGAATCAAATAGTATGGGTTTTCGTGATAGATTTGACGAAAATATTGAAGATTGTAAGAAAGAAATGCAATCTTACGAAACAGAATTACAAATAACAGACATTGAACCAGCTAATAAAATACAATTTATTACACCTAACTATAAAACAAAATTTGAAGTAAAAAATCTTGATAGTATTTTAGTAAACGGTGAATCAAGACGTGTAATATTCCTTGATGAAACCCATTTTCAATTTGAAAAGGGAAGTTGTTATCACATATGTCAATGGGCTGAATTATGTGATAAAAACGGAATAGAAATAAATCCTATCTAATGAGCTGATAACAGCGAAACAAGCAATTTTATTATTGCTTGTCATAGGTTAAAATTAAATAACAGGAGGGTTTTAGAATGAAATATCAAGTTAAATGTAATTTAGAAACAAGTAAAGAAAAAGGTTATATTGAATATTGTGAAACAATATATAACTCAAGAAAAGCAATAAAAAAGATGGTTATAGAAACATGTAAAGAATTAAAACAAAAAGGTAAAAACCCCAGAACATTTATTTATTTACATGATTATTTAATATTTGGAGTTATAAAAAGACATATGATCATGTATTGTATAGCATATAATTAATACAGGTTATCCTGTATTTCTTTTAAAATCTTCTTATTGAAGGTTTTAAAAGAAATATAGTATAATAATTTAATAACAGGAGGTGAAATATTAACATGATACAAAATTCTAGGCAAAAATGGGAAATAGGCAATAATGTAAAGGTTGGATTTTTAACCTTAAAAGTTATTGAAAAAATCCCAACACCGGGAGATTATATGCCCGATAAATATGTATTACAAAGTAATAAAGGCAAAAAATACGAATTTACTCCTTATAACGGATTGCAATCTATATAACACAGTCACAAAATACAGGTTTTAAAGTCTAAAATAACAGGAGGAATATTAAATGATATGTATTGCAGAATTAAACGGTAAAAAGGTAAAACAGTTTAAAGCTAAAAACATGGAATCAATTTATACTCAATTTAATAAATATTGTAATATAAAATTAAAAAATGCAAAATATATTATGGCTGAAGAGGTTTTAGGTAAAATGTATTGGACAGATGGAATAAATAACATTGTATTAAAAAGAGTTAATAATATAAATTAATGTATTCTGTTAGCTTGCATTATTAAATTAGTGCAAGCGATAGAGGATATTAAAGTAATATCCTACTAAATAACAAAAGGTGGTTTTTTATAATGACAAATCAACAAATCATTAACAATTTTATTAGCGGTGACACTAAAGGAAAGGTAAATAATATTAGAATTGAAGGTGAAAAGCTTATTAATTATAATACTATTATTGCAGTAAGAAGGAAAAATAACATAATTTTAAACAAAGACAAGTATTCAGTCACTACAAGTAAAATTCAAAACATAATAAGAAAGAGTGCATATAACATAACAGAGATAACGGAACAGGAAATAAAAAATATAGCTTAATATTTTAATTCTTTAACATGCATTTTCTTAATTGAGAATGCATTGTAAAGCATTAAAGTATAACAAAAAGGAGGAATATATTTGAATAATAACGAATGTATACAAAGAATTATTAGCGCATATTTAGCAGGTTACATTTATAATGAAGAGGAGGAATAAAACATGAGCAACAAAGAAAAAGATTTACAAGAGCGCAAAAGAATAACAGACGAGAACTTATTCTATGAAGGTATGATCAATCCAAAGACCTATCAAACAAAAGAATATAAGGCATATGTTGAAAGTTTAGAAAGAAAGTGTAAAGAGTGCAAAGAAAAGGGCAATGATGATAATGAAGAAAATTGCAAAGGATGTATTTTATAAATAACAGGCCATAAAATGTGTGTTTTGTGACAGTAAATATTTTAACTTGCACATTATTAATTTAGTGTGCAATGTAAAGTATTTAATAAAAAGAGGTGATAACAATCAAATACAAATGGAAAGGCATTTCTGATGAGGTTTTAACCTGTTCGGCATGTGGCAGGAATGATTTAAAAAGAACTATAGTATTAGAAAATGAATACAATGAAGTTGATTATTTTGGCTGTTGTTGTGCATCAAAAATTTTATCATGGAGTTATAACAAAACTATAAAAGAATTAAGTAAGGAGGTTAACAAACAAGTAAATATAAAGAAAAAGGAAAAAGAAGAAGTATTAAGAAAAGCAAAATATCAATATAACAATCACCCAAATATAATTAAGATTAATTCAGAAATTGCAGAAATGAACAGATTAAATATACCTTTCAATGAAAGAAAAGAAAAATTACCATATTGGAACGAGTTAAAGAAACAAGCCAAACAAGAAATAATTAGTCGTTTTAATTTGTCTATTGATATCTATCTTTAATTGAATTACAATATAATATTAAAATAACAGAAGGGAAGTGTATTTAATGAAATGGTTTGCAGGAATTAATAATATTGATGAGCTTAAAAAAATGTATCACAAATTATCTTTAAAATTTCATCCTGATATTAATCCTTCCGGTGAAAAGGAAATGAAGGAAATAAATGTAGAATACGAACAGGCATTTACTTATATTTTAAAAAATTCAACAGAAGAACAAAAAAGTAAATATAACAAACAAGGTCATAATATCCATGATGGTTATAGAGAAATTATTAATAAAATTATCCATATTCCCGATATTATCATAGAAATTTGTGGTAGTTGGGTTTGGATAAGCGGAAACAGTAAACCTGTTAAAGATCAACTAAAACAAGCTGGTTTCTTTTGGGCAAAAAAGAAAATACAATGGTATTGGAGACCGGAAGAATACAAGCAAGTATTCAACAAAAAATCTATGCCAATGGATTATATACGCGACAAATACGGTTCTGCATGTGTTATTAATAAACCTTATTCTCAATTAGAAGAATCAGCATAACAGTATTGTATCTTGTTTATATGCCATGCTACAATATAACAGTGTGGCATATGCTAGAGGATATAATATTTATCCTACTAAAAAAAATAAAGGAAGGTGTTTTAAATGTTTAGTCTAAAATTCAAAACAGCGAATGCAGCTTTTGACAATGATTTTAAAGAAGAAGAGATCGCTAGAATACTTCTTAAAATTGCAGAACAGGTGAAAAATGGTTATACTGATAACAGTATACTAGATATCAATGGAAATAATATTGGAGCATGGAAATTAACAAATAGATAATAAAAAGGAGTGCTTAAAATGAAAAAAGCAGAATTATATCAATTGGTGGACGATAACGGAATTAATGAAGATTATATTTGTAGTTTAGGGCATTTAAACTTTAGTCAAGATCAGAAACAATGGATTTGTGCAACAAAAGAATATACTATTATATGGTTACAAGATGAAGAACCAGACATAAATACTATGCCTGATTTTATATGGCATTATGAAAAAGGATTTATTGATCTAGAATAATACTAGCATAAAAACCTGCTTTTATAACCATAAAAAAATTAAGGAGAAAATAAAATGGATGTTTATGAATTTAAATTATATACAAGAGAAATAATCAAAATTAAGGCAATATCCTATAATGACGCAATGAGATTTTTATATCATACTCTAAATGAAAGAAGTGTTATAGAATTAGTTAAAACTTATCCTATATATAAACATATAACAGTTTAATCTTTAAACTAGCACATTATTTATAGTGTGCTATGTTAAGGATTAAAATAAAAGGAGGAAGGTTAAATGAATATTGAAGAATTAAATGTTAAAATTGAAAAGAAAAAAGCAGATATTGAAAAGCGTAAAAGCATTACACTAAAATTTGAAAAGAAATTTGAAATATTAACAGATGAATTTGAAAGAAAATGGACTCCTGAAGATATCAGGACATCAAATAACAAATTGAGAGATTTAGAAATTCAACTTGAAAATCTTTATAAACAGAAAGAAAAAGTAAAGACGAAAAATGAAATTGAGAGAATTCCAGTAATTGAAGAATTTTTAGAACAATGGAAAATTAAAGCAATTGAATGGTATACGCAAAATTATAACAGTTTGCTAGAATATATTAAAGAAAGAAGCAATAAACAAAAACAATTTGAACAATGGAAACAAGAAAAAGGTATTTTTCATTACAATAGTAAAGAAGCAAAAGAAAAAGAAGTAGAATTGGAATTGACTATAAA